TTCAAGCCCCAAAAAACAAAGACTCCCCGGACAACGGTGCAGCGTCGCCCGGGAAGTCTCCCGCGTGATTTGATCTTTTTGTCGTGCGGGCTTGACTGCACTCAAACCACGCGGTCCAAAAATAAATAGAGTCTTGCGCTTTGAAAATCAACTTGTATCCTAGATCCGAAGCGCGTCCCCTCTCTCTGCGCTTTCATTGCCTAGCAACCCTCGGAGAGATCCGAGGGTTGTTTTTTTTTGAGATCACTTGTACAAAACCCGTTCACAAAAAGCCGGGCGCAAGCTCGGCAATTTGCAAAATCCAAAGCATTCGGTCGAAATCAAACCCCGGGAATTCGCCCGGGGTTTTCTCTAGGTGTTCACATGATCTTCGTCGGTATCTTCGCTTTCGCTTTGTCCTTCGCTTTCACTTTCACCACGGGATCTCGTCGCCCCAGATATCCTCTTCCATCGCATCGCCCGTAATCTCGTCGTCGTCATCGCTCCCCGGCTCGCGCGTCTCTCCGAACTCGTACCCCGTGATGCGCGCGTATTTGCCGTCGGGCTTCGTCCAGATTGCGACGACCGGCTTCAAATAATCTTCCAGCTCGAGCGCCTCCGATACTGTCGTCGGACAAGCGATGTCTGCGCTGCAATGCTGCCGCCACCAAGATTCCGCCTTGCGACGTGCAAAATTCCCCTCGTCGTGCTGCACGCAAATCCACTCCGACGCGATCGGATGATAGTCACTCCGCGTGCCGGGTCCGTAATACGAAACGCGCATCGATGGAATCTTGCCCTCCTTTTCGTGCCGTGTTCGCTCGACTCGCTCGACCTCTCTCCGCTGCGGCTCCGCGTTCTCGTCGTCCTCGCTGATTACCGCAAGACGCGACGCGCGCTCGTTTGCTTTCTTCTTCGGCGCTGGGAACTCGTTCCCGCAATATTCACAAGTCCGCGCGCTTGCGTGAACTTCCGCCCAACACGCCCGGCAAATTTTCATCGGCGCTTTGCCGTCGCCTCGCGACGTCTTCGGTTCGATCTTTATCGCGTCAATGGGTCCATGACGTGCGACGTTGCCCCCATAGTCAAGAACGACGCAATCCTTTTTCCCTTCCGCAATCCTCGAACCCCGCCCGCAAATTTGAACGTACAAAGAAGGCGAGAGAGTCGCGCGAACAATTGCTATGCAATCAACGTTTTGTGAATCGAACCCCGTAGTTAAAACGTCGCACGACGTGACACATTGCAAGCGCCCCGCCTTGAAGTCCGCTAGAATCGAATCCCGATTCGGCGTCTCTCCGACGACGGTTTCGCACGAGATGCCCTGCATGCGGATCGCGTTCCGCAATCGCGACGCGTGCGCGACGCTGCATCCGAAAACCAAGATCGACTTGCGCCCCGTCGCTGCGATGTCCCGAGCGACCGAATCCGTTATCGAGTCGACGTCCGCCGCAAGTTCAAGGTCCGCCAACACATAATCCCCACCGCTTACTTTGACTTCGTCCAGGTCAATCGCCGCCGAGACTTTTGACGAGACAAGCGGAGACAGAAACCCATCTCGAATGAGTCGCTTGATCTCGATGTCGTAAACGATCGATTCGAAGATCTTCCCGTCGCCTTGGGTTAGTAAACCTTGCCCCAGTCGATACGGTGTCGCCGTAAGCCCCACAACGCAAAGATCGTTGTTCCTCTCATACAAGCCCCGCAGAAGTTGCCCGTATTGCGTATCTGTTTTTGGTGCGACGAGATGCGCCTCGTCGATGAGCACGACATCGATGCGCCCCAACTCCCGCACCCGACGTGCGACGCTTTGAACCCCGGCAACGGTACACGTCCGCACCTCGCGCCTTCCGAGGCCCGCAGAGTAAACCCCGACTCGCCCGGTCCCTTCGGGCCAAATGCGAAGGATCGCTTTTTCGTCTTGTGCGATGAGTTCCTTTCGGTGTGTTGCTACCAAAATCCGCGCGCCCATCGTGCAAAAATCCCGCACGATCCCCCCTAGAATGGCGGATTTTCCGCTACCCGTTGGCGCGACGACAAGCGGCGCGCGCACCCCTCGACGGAGCGAATCCGCAACCGCTTCGATCGCTTCGCTCTGATAATCCCGTAATTTCATTGCCTGATCTCCTTTCGTGCGGAACCGTAAAATAAAAGATTGACACGGTCAATCTTGAACTTTACCTTGCGATCAACAACAACAAACGGAGGCCTTGTCATGGCTCTGAAAATAAAGTCGGTTCGCGATTCCGTCGAGAATAACGGGATCAAGTTTTGCATTTATGGCGCCGCTGGCGCCGGTAAGACGAGTCTTATCCGCACCATCCCTGGAAAGACTCTCATTCTATCGGCCGAGTCCGGCCTTCTTTCAATCGCCGACGTCGATGCGGACGTCGCAGAGATTTCCAGTCTCGACGACGTGCGCGAAGCGTACGCGTTCCTGAAGGGCTCGGACCACGATTACACGTGGTGCGCGCTCGATTCGTATAGCGAGATCATGGAAGTTGCGCTCGCGGAGTTCAAAGAAACATCGAAGGATCCACGTCAGGCGTACGGGCAAGTCATCGAAACCGGAACCGCGCTTGCACGCGCGTTCCGCGACTTGCCCCTCGGTGTCTATTTCAGCGCCAAAGCGGAGAAAGTCAAAGACGAATCGACCGGGCGAATCTCGTCGGCGATCTCGATGCCCGGCGCTCGTCTCGGTCAATCGATACCTTACCTCTTCGATGAAGTCTTTCATCTCTTTGCCGCGCAAGACAAAGAATCGGGAGAACTCGAACGATGGTTGCAAACATCGGGCGACCAACGCGCCGACGCGAAAGATCGAAGCGGGAAATTAGATCAATACGAGGTCGCCGACCTCGCGCAAATTGTCGCAAAGATTCGCGGATAACAAACAAGAAAGGATGAACAACATGGATGACTTAAACCTAGACTTCGATACCGCCGCTGTGGAACCCGCAGAGGACAACTATGCACCAATCCCAGAGGGGATCTACGAGGCCCGCGTCGACCGCGCGGAGATGAAACCCACGAAAGACGGAACCGGAAAGCGCCTCGTTTTGATGTGGCGCATCATCGGCCCATCACACCGAGGACGAACCGTCCTCGTCGGGTTGAACGTGGTTAACAAGAACGAGAAGGCGCAAACGATAGCGCGTCGTCAACTCGCGCAACTTCTCGACGCTGTCGGGCTTCCCGGCGAGCGCGATATGGCGCGCCTCATCGATTGCGAATGCCTTATCTCCGTCGTCGTTCGACCGGCTCAAAATGGATATGATGCATCGAATGACGTGAAGAGATTCGCGCCGACCGACGACGTCTCGATTCCCGAGTCGACGGAACCTGCAACCCCAAAAGCAAAAAGCACGAAGCGCGCCCCTAGCTTCATGAGGTGAGAGATGGAAGATTTAAGAGAGAAACTTGAGGCGGCCTTGAAGGCCCACGATTGGTTTTATCCGATGTCCGATGATCCTGGCGTTTATCGTCGAGGTCGCGAAGCATGGGAGCGGATTCAGTTTTTGGCGTCGCAACTGGACGACGGGCAAGAACTGATCGCGAAGTATCGCCAAACCCCATGACCCTATCGGGAGGGGGGGGCCTCCCCCCCTCCCCTTCATTTCGGAGATATCAAAATGAGATTTTACGCATTCGGAGATAGTGTCTATATGTTTTCGCGCGAAGAGTTCGCGAAGGCTTGGCTAAAAGACAAACGCGCCATTCAGAAGATCGGCGTGTCGCGGCAAACCGCGTTCCAATGGTGTCGAGGCGAGACGTATCCCAACGAGTCGCGCGCTGGGTTGATTTGCGAACTCGTTCCCGAGGTCATGAAATTTGTCGGCAAGGTGCCGACATGAAGCGGCTTCAACGTCGAGTTTACAAGGATCGCGATGGAAACAAATTGCCGAGCGTTACTGAGTTGCTCGGCGGGCTCGGCTGGAAATACGCGCCGCTTTTGGGGTGGGCGAACAAGATCGGCCGCGAAGGGAAAACACTAAACGAGGGGTCCCGCGATGCGCGCGACATCGGGACATGCGCTCATGACCTGATAGAAGACTTTGTACTGGGCCGCCAGCGTAGGGAAAGGGGCGATACCCCGCCCGATATCTGGGAGGGCGCATTGATTTCGCTCGCGTCGTTCAAGCGATTCTGGCTCCGTGAAAACATGGCCGAACGCTGCGAGGTTATCGCGACCGAGACGCTCATGGTCGACTTGCACCGAGGGTACGGGGGAACGGCCGACCTGTTCTGTGTCCTTGACGGCGAGGCCGCGTGTTTGGATTTCAAAACTGGCAACTCGGTTTACGCCGAGACGTCTATTCAACTCGAGGCCTACGCGGATCTCTGGTACGTCGACGGATATCAGCACGAAAAAGATTCCGACGATAATCCGCTTTTGGAGTGGCAAAAAGAACAGCGCCGAAAATATCGGGCGATCAAGCGAACCGGGATCATTCACTGCCCCGCCGATGGGCGCGAGACAACACTGATCGAAATCCCGGCGAAGGTCAGGTATATTGCGCAGCAACTCTGGCCGCGCTTGGTCGAGATGTCGAAATGGAAAGCGGACTATGACGATTTCGGAATCGAGCTTCGGAAGATTGCGAAAGCAAACGAAACCGAGCCCCCGAAAAAGTCGACGCCGTTTTAGGGGGATTTGATGGAGACGCTTCACGTCGAAGATTTTGCACGCCGGATTCTGCTTTCTCTTCGACGTGGAGCGCGCATCGAAATCGAACCCGACTTTTTCCCCGACTTGGTCGAAGAGTTGGGCGAGCGTATTACATTCGGCGACGCGATTTTCCCCGACGAAATCGCCGCCGATGTGTCCGATGCTTTGATGAATTCAGAATATGTGATCGAACTTTTCGCCGACGACGGTGAAATCTTTCGCATCGTCTCGAGACTTTTACAAACATCCATTCAATAGGGGGATTTCATGACGCGGATCAAATGGTGCTTGCATCCGATGGATCGAGTCGCAAAGATCAAGGGGACGGATTTCCTTTGGTGCGGTCGCTGTGGCTCGATGTGGTGCGGCGACTTCCGCAAGAATGGATCGAAAGAATGGCGAACGCCTCAGATTTCCCGAGAACTGAACCTCTCCCGTCATTCCGCGTAATGGCGGGGATTCGTACCGTCTCGGCCGCGAACGCTCGCGAACATTGGGCAGTCAAAGCAAAGCGAAACAAATCGGAACGCACCGCGATCCGCGCGTATTTCTCGACGTGCCCACCGTCGCTGCGTCTGACCGACGCGCCCCTCGTTGTGTCCCTTGCTCGGTTTGGTAAGCGACTTCTCGACGATGACAACTTGGCCGGGAGTTTCAAGGCGATACGGGACGAGGTCGCGGCGTGTTTAGGGCGAGACGATGGACCAAAGGCGGGTATCCGCTGGGTTTACCAACAAACAACTGCAAAAGATTATTGGATCGAGATTGAGGTGAAGGCCGATGAAACGGATTCATGATTTGGACGAGCGCGACGACGACGAGATCGAAGAGTTGCAAGCGGAGATTCGCGAATGGAGACTTGCGCAATTCCCGAATGCCACCCTCGACGGCGCAGCAAATCATCTCGTCAAAGAAATATTCGAGGCCGCGGAGGAATTGGCGGACTGCTTTTTCTTGTCCTCGCAATGCCAGGATCTAGGCGGTGTTCCCGTGGGGATGCCTGAGTTCTGCTACCAAGCGATCCGTGGGTTTGGTCTGAATCCTGCCGCTATTATCCGCGCGAAGCTCGCGAAAAACAAGCGCCGCAAATGGCCCGACAAACCGGGCGAGGGGGGGATCTATGAAGCTGAGGACTAAGAAAGATTTAGAAGCGTACATCGCCGATCTTGAAATCGAACTTGCGTACGCCGAGAGAGAGAACCTCGACTTGCGCGCGCAACTTGCCGATGCCGTCGAGGTCATCCGCGAGATGTCGGAATATCAACTCGAAATCGAATACAAATTCAACGATGCAACTTTTGACATGCGAAACCCCGGGATGGTCCACTGACTTTCCGCCCAAGCGAATGCAGCGCATGGCGCAACGCATCGCTCCATACCGTCCCGACTTTTGGGATGACATGATACAAGCCGGATACGTGTCGATTTGGAAGTCATCGAAGTCGTACAAACCGGGCGAGGGGTCTTTTGGCGGATACGCGTTCCCTATGGTCGTGCACTCGATGCGCCGTGAGTTTCACAAGGGGTGCGCGAACGAGATGGGTAAATGCTTGAACCTCGTCATCCGTGGCGAGGGTGAAATTAATCGAGAGTATCTGGACGAAGAAGGACATCACAACGCCATGTGTAGTCTTCCCGACGAGAACGAAGATTTAGAACGCGAACTTTTGCGCAAAGAACGATCGTTTCTTTTGCGTCGTGCGGTATGGCGCGCGGCTGATCGTCTCGGTGCCGTCTTCGTGCCGTGGAAGAACGCCGTGATTCGCGAGCGTATCTTGTCTGATCGCTCGACGACAAAAGAGATTTGCGAGCGATTCGAAAAGAATCGCAATTCCATTTATCATTTCGAGCGCAAATTGTTTGCGCTGATAGCGGAAGAGATGAGAGGCAATGATGATTCTCGAGGGTGACTGCTTAGACGTGCTCAAGACATTGGACGATGAATCGATTGATTCCATCGTCACCGATCCACCGTATGGCCTAGCGTTCATGGGCAAGCGATGGGATTACGACGTGCCGAGCGTCGAGGTTTGGCAACAATGCCTCCGGGTCTTGAAACCTGGCGGATACCTGCTTGCCTTCGCCGGGACGAGGACGCAACACCGAATGTGCGTTCGCATCGAGGATGCAGGGTTTGAAATCCGAGACATGATTGCTTGGGTGTACGGGTCAGGGTTTCCGAAGTCGCATAATCTCAAAGACGATTGGCAAGGCTGGGGCACCGCATTGAAGCCCGCACTGGAACCGATCACCGTCGCACGAAAGCCCCTTGTCGGCACCGTTGCGGATAACGTCATGCGATACGGTACGGGTGCGATCAATGTGGATGGGTGTCGGGTTGGAACTGGGAGCACTCTGCGTCGGCAGAGTAGTTACAATTTGTCGGCATCAGGATGGGCTAGTGTCAACCGCGCTCCGGTTGGCGGAAGTGAATCCGGCCGCTGGCCCGCAAACCTCATTCACGACGGAAGCGACGAGGTGACGGGGTTGTTTCCGGAGACGGGCATAAGCAAGGGGAAAGCGCAATTCAAAACGCACACCACTTATCAATGGAGCCAAAGCCATGCTGACGCCACCACAGAGCCTCAATACGGCACGGAAATAGATTTCGGCGACTGCGGCTCCGCCGCCCGTTTCTTTTACTGCGCCAAAGCATCCAAGCGAGACCGGGACGAGGGGTTGAGTCTCCCCGCGCGTCAATACTCGCACGATGGAAGAACCAAACCCATCGAGAATGCCTACCAGCGAAACAACTCTACCGCCCGGAATAATCACCCGACCGTCAAGCCTACCGATTTGATGCGGTATCTCTGTCGCTTGGTCACACAACCGAACGGCGTCGTCCTGGATCCTTTCTGCGGGTCAGGGTCGACGGGCAAGGCTGCTGCGCTCGAGGGGTTCCGATTCGTTGGCATCGAACGCGAACCCGCTTATGCGGAGATAGCACGCGCCAGGATTGCCCACGTTGCGCCCGAAGAGGTAGCGCCGGTCAAGACATCGGCGCCCATC